ACTCAGGGAGGCAGACTTTTTGTCTCGAGAGTGGAGTTCGGATTCATTGTGACGTTCGTAGTACGGTTCTTTGGAGAGGTTTCGTGCACGGGACGTAAGGAGAAACCTCTCCAGGCTGTCGATATACCACCAGAGGATCCGCGAAGCGTCTCATTTGAGAAGAGCCGCGGATAAGCTAAATCTAGGGGAAGGACTAGTGTCCGAACCCAATGATCGCCGACCTTTGATTGGTATACCGACTTTACAGAAGGAGGACGCGTGTTGACCAAACTTACTCGCCTGCTCGTTTCACATTGGCTGATGGATATAGGCTTTGCCTGTGTCTTTCTTGCCATTGTGTTACGAGGAGAACGTCGTAAGTCTGATCGTTTCACGATTCTCAGGGGTCCTTTCCTGATCGTCGCGAAAGCACGTGGCTTCATTCTGGCCAAACCGTACTACGATCCCATCCTTAGTAGAAAGGACTTTACTGATCCCAGCGTCGTCCATCGTTCGATGGCTTCTGCCGGGCAGTCCAGTTCAACGAAAAGGCGGGAACGTCACGAAAAGATCTTTGCTACACTCAGGGAGGCAGACTTTTTGTCTCGAGAGTGGAGTTCGGATTCATTGTGACGTTCGTAGTACGGTTCTTTGGAGAGGTTTCGTGCACGGGACGTAAGGGTTTGACACCCCGGTCGTCTCATGCTTAACTCGTGACAATGAGTCCGTCACGTCACTTACCATCTGAGTAATCGGATGGCACACACCTACTTAAGGGAGCGCCGTGGATAACTTCAGAACGAGGAGTCGAGGTTCGCTAGCTGGTATACGTACGATTTGGGAAGCCACCAATACCAATTGCGGCACCATTGGTGCGACAGTGGTTCTTGGCGGCCCTTATTTCGTGCATGCCCAGTCTGGCACTACCGAGACAACTTCGGACGTTGTTACCCGCGGTTACCGAAGAAGGTCTATGGCTGGCGAGATAATCGTCAACCCATACTCTAACACGAAAGAGACGTACTCGGCCTCCGGCACATTTTACCGGTGGAAGTATACGGCTCAATCTTGTTCGAGTCCTGTGGCCTTCATGGAGGAATGGATCGACGGTCCTTACGCTTTAAGCGTATCGATCGGCGGTTCAAAACTCACTCCTGCTTCGGTGTTTACGCAATCGGAAATCGATGCGTTGATCTCCGTAGCCGCAAGCAAAGCTTGGTCGGACGCGAATCAGCACGATGCTAACGTCTTACAAGACGCTGCAGAATGCCGACAACTCGTCAAATTGCTCCAATCGCCTAAGAAGACTGCACAGGGGATCATCGGTGCCGCGATTAAAACTCGTGGCAAATCGGTGGTCTCAGGTGCAAAATCGGTGGCGAAGAGCACAGCTGATCTAGCCTCTGACTTGTGGCTGCAGTATCAATACGGGGTTAAACCCCTCGTATCGACGCTTAATGGTGTGGTTGACGCAATGGCCAGGTACCGTAAACGTCACCGTTGGACTGCTCGTGGTAATCTTACCATTAGCAAGACGAAGGTGACGTCTGGTACAGCTGTTTATTGGGTCGCCGACTTTTACTGGACCAGGACCGACGTGCATGAAGTCAAAGTGCGCGCTGGTATCCTGTTAGAGGAAGAAGTTCGGCTAACCAACAACCTAGGAGTAGATGCGAGCGGGTTGCTCTCTCTACCTTGGGAGTTGATTCCTTTCAGCTTTGTAGCTGACTGGTTTATCAACGTTGGTGACTTTATAAGCGGCATTGCCCCTTTCGTCACAAAGACTCCGTTAGCTTCCTGGTATACCATTGAAGAGACTATTACCTCCACCTTTACGGTGACGGGTAACGGTGCTCCCAAGGGGGCCTGGACGTTAATGAGAGGTGTTTCGGGTACCTATACCGGACTACGCCGTCAAAAGCGTAGGGTGGTAAAGCTCCCGGGTCCCTCGATAACGTGGAAGCCAGATTCACCGCTTCATGTCCTTTCGGACAAAAGAGCAGTGGATTCGGCAGCGTTAGTCTTTCAAAGATTGGGTAAGATCTTCAAGGGCTAATCGGCTCTTGGATCTTCTTCGATCATCTCTTTTGGAGTTACGAAGATGCCACTCGTGTTCAACACGAAGACGTACACCGGAGATAAATTCGGTGTGGACGCTGTCGGTTACATCGGTGCGGCCAAGACCCTGACGACCAGCGATGATCTGCTGATGTCAAGGACCCCGGCCAAGCCGACTGCAACCTTCAGCGGCGTCGCTCGCTTCCAAGCCAAGCTGACCAGGACCTTGACGCTGACTGGAGCCGCTACCCCTACGGGGCAAGCGATCTTCACCATCAGCGGTTCGGTACCGGTCGGGGCAGCGGGAGCGGACATCGATACTGCGATCAACGACATGGCGGCTTTGTTCGCCCATGCGGACTTCAAGGTGCATGTGAAAACCCAGAAGATCTCGTTCTGAGATCTCTGACGTTTTCTTAGAGGCCTAACGGCCTCTACACTTTGAAACCATATGGGAGAGTGCAATGCCTTCCAAAAGTCGTTTTGCGGTACGTGATGTTCGCAACTACGATGCTAAGGTGAAGGGGTCGTCTCAGATAATGTACGAGACTATCCTCCTTAGCTTTGTAGAGGACCACCTTCCTAATCTTCACTTCCAAGTCTCCTCCCTTTTAAAGGAGAAGAATTACGAAGCGTTGATCAGGTTAGCTGACTCAACTGGTACGCATGTGCATCATACCGCCAGGGAAACCTTCCTGGGGAGTCAGTTTGCAGCACTTGTCAAGAAGTATCCATTCCCTGACCCGTCGCTAAAGCCAAAAGCTAAAGCTAAGGCCATGGATAAATTCTACGCGGCTGAAAGGTCGTGTAGAAGGTACAACTTGAAGTTTCGAACTCTTATCACTAAGGGTTCGTTACGCGTTTCCAGCGAAGTATCATTGATGCAACGCTGGATTCGAAAGGTTATCGGTGATGAACCGAATCTCCCTTCGATTTACGCGAAGTGCGCTTTTGGTCCTGGGGCGTCAATTGGCGTTGGATACGCCACCAATCTGGCTAGGAAAGTCCTAGCTAGTAAGTGGAGTGTCACTCCGTCAGCCCTTCCATACGCTCTCGCTGCCTTACGTACAGATCACCACTTCTTCGAGCTTCTGCAGCCCGAAAGGAATGGCCCTGTATGTCTTGACCCCGATCT